ATGGAAATACGAGAAGTTATAGAGAAAATAAAGCAAGAAAAATATGATTTTTCAAAACCGTGGACGTCACTGGACAGATCGGATTATAAGGAAGGATACAATGATGCCTCCGATGACATTATCGGAATTGTTAATCAACTAGACGAACCGACGAAAGTGATTGCTCATTTGGCCGAAAAATGGCACGAAGACATTGGTCCTGTTCTCTGGTGGGATTTCCCAGTCGAAGAACCACCATATTGCGGCACACCACTAGATGACGATTTTCCAAAGTATAAGAGACATTTTACTGAACTTCATATTCCAGACGAGGTCGAGGAAGAGCCGAAGTGGGTTGTGAAACGAAAGGACAACGGAAAATACGTAGAGTCGCTTGCCTTGGGAAAAGGAATTGGTTTGATTGCTGAAACAACGGCTTCGCTTCAAGAAAATGCTTATAAGTTAAACAGCAAGGATCAAGCTGATGCTGTAGCAGTGCTAATTGATGGCACAGTTGAGAAAGTGTAGGTGTGAGAATGAGTGAAGTAGTGATTGATCCACAGGAGTATTACGTGTGGCTTGCATGTGAAAACGGATGGAATCGAGCAGTTGGCTTCAAAGCAAAAATAGCTGGTATAGATTGTTCCGTCGTCATGGTGCCGTTTGATCCTATCGAGATAGTTTTTAGTGATCTCAACTCGGGATCAAGGATATTATCATTACCAATTTCGATACTTGATATGATCATGTGTGATACAAAAGAAAAAATGCTCGTATTGATGAAGGAGAATGCAGGTTTAGCAGCGAAAAAGATTGGGTATAGCGGAATAGACTTAGTACGTGAAGAATCAAGAAAAGCCAAAGGTTCGTTTGAAAAGAAGTTTGGTCCAATGCCGGACTTTGAGAAAACTTCTGTTTACTAAGATTCGGTAACTGAAGCCATAGTAAAAAAGACTGCCGCGGTATGAAACGGCAGTCAATGAACTATGGGTAGCTGATTAGAATAGTTCAAAGGTATTTTACACCTAAAACAAAAATAAAAAAAGACAGCCGACCACTGGCTGCCTTGGAAAAGAACTCTCGTCTAGTTTCCGCTAGACAAAATAATTTTACCACAAAAACAGACCGCTGGGGATTGGTCAGCGGCCATGAGCTGATTGAAATATGCTTTTAACCCGATTAAAAAGGAGGGGCCAGCTCATCACTATTGTACACCTAGTAGTGCAAGAAAAAAAGACCGCTAGGCAGTCAGTTAGCGGTCAATGAGCCGATTGCGAAAGTTGTTTGTAGTCAACAAAAGAAAATATCAGCTCTTCATAATTGTATCATAAAAAGGACCGCTTTTTCATATGGCAGTCCCTAAGCTAGTGTAGTATTCTTGGATTATTTATGGATTTTTCTAGCTCAAATATATTGTACACCTATGTGAATCAAAGTGAAATAACAAAAAAATAAATTAAGAAGCCTAGGTTTTATGAATTTGAAAGGTATAATGCCTGGTTTTCGTTAGACAAAATAGTTTTATCACAAAAATAGACCACTAAAAAAGCGGTCTACGAGCTAGATGAAATAGGTTTTGACGTTAACGAAAATTAGAAAGGAAAGAACTAGCTCATTTAGATGATACCATAGAAAAAGACCGCTGAACAGTTATATCAGCGGTCCCTGAGTTAGGTCGTTGTGCTTATAATAAGTGGGTTGTATTTTTATTTAACCTAACTCATTGGGCTAGTGCAGTGTCAAAATTGTCGGTCTCAAACTTCAAGAAAATTACTAGCCCTAGTCTTATTTTACACGGAGATAAGTAAGAAAAAAAGACCGCTGAGCAAAAAAACAGCGGCTTGTGAACTAGAAAAATTCGGGTAGTATGGAAAAATTAGAAACCAGCTCACACTAAAAGTTTATCAAATTCATTTTTCCGTTTCAAGATCGTACAAAAAAACGCTGGGAAAGTTCCCAACGCCTCTTTATGTATAAAAATTTGACAAGATAATTATACCATAAGGAGTGACTAATTTGATGGCTTTATTACCAGAAGTAGACGCAAATAATACGAAAATGAGTGCACGAAAAATTTTATCTCAGTATCGCAAATGGGAACGTATCGCAGGCAAAGCAGCTATAGATATCAAATCACCACTTCTAAGTGATATGCCCCGAACATTGGGTGTATCGATAAATAAGCCAGAAGATGGTCTATTGGAGCGTGTGTATGCTGAGAACGAACGAGATGCCATTCTAAGAGCTTTAGCCTCACTTTCCTGGAGAAGTCGGAAAATACTAGCCATGACTTATTGCGAGCCTGAAAAGGCTTCTGTGTATGAAATAAGTTTAGAATTGCACTTCAGTGAAGTTCACGTGAAACGATTACGACACATTGCATTGTTGGAATTTGCGGAAGCTTATAAGCATGGGCAATGTCTGATTTACAAAAAATGATACTTTTTTGATACTTTTTGTTCGAAAAAAGGTGATAGAATAGTAGTGTAAAAATAGTGTACAAGACGGCACACAAAAAAATAAATGATGAATGGAGTTGACAAACTTCATTTCCGTTTAAAGTTCGCTGTGCTGTCTATTGTTATCAAATATTTTTATTAAAACTTATAGATTTCGAATATGTTCTTTTGTATAATATTTAGTGTAGAGAAGTTAAGATGAGTAGCTCCATTTTTATGACTCTGCGCAAGTTAAAAAAATGATATACCTTGAGAATGATTTTTTAAACAATTCAAAAAACGATCTTACTCATCTTAACAACTCTACAGGATGTGAGTACATCACGTTCTTTTTTGCTGTTAAATTAAAACATACTAGCATGATTATTAGTCTTTTTGTATAATATTTGCGTAGAAAAGTGAAAAGATGGTGGCTAATCTCTTGAATAAAGGGGTGATGCCTATGGTTCATAGCTTTATCCCTAGAAGGGAGTAGGCATGTCTGTTTATCAAGCGTTGTCGCTGATGATCGCATTTGCGACGTTAGTGTTGCTGATTACAGATCACAAGAACAAAAAATAACCATCTAACACTTTAGCAGAGAGTAGATGGTTAAACCATTGAAATTAAGCCACCGTCTTTTTAACGGTTCTACATGGGGCGTGTTACCAGCACGTCCTTTTTCTATGTCCATTATATCATGTGAATAAAGAAAATCAATCAAGATCGCTTCGGCGGTCTTTTTATTTTGGATACAAAAATAGACCACTACCGGGTAGTAGTGGTCAGGAATTAAATGAAAAAGATGTTAAAGGGTTGTTAGACAAGTATAACATCATAGCGTTTACATAGCAATACAAAAAAGAGCCACTGTTTCCGCAGCAACCCTTTAGTGTAACAAGTAACTATAAATATATCATCCTTGGCCATGTATTTCAACACACAAAAATAGACCGCTGTTTCCGCAGCAATCTATCTGTGAAACGTAAACAATTTATACATTAAGTATACAATAATAACGCTTACAGAGCAATGAGAACTCACTGGCATGTGTCGTTAAACAATAGGTACCCACTGCCAATGAAAGGACAACATAAACGTGTTGTGATGTCTGTTCAAATGAAGGCGAAGTATTCGATTGTAGAAATGATCAGAGAGGCAACGCCAGTAGAGGTTGATCATTGCAAGCTAGTCTATTGTGGGTGCGGCCGTTGGAAAGATGCTCATATACAAGAAAACATCAGAAAATACGTTTAGTTTGTTTTAGTTTGGAGGTGATTTTATGAAACTTACTAATAGGCATAATAAGGCTATAGAATTGCTGTTCGAAGGCTCTTTAAAGCGGATTGAAATCGCTGAAGAACTAAAGATAAGCGAACAGACACTTTACAATTGGTTAAAAGACGAAGATTTCACTCATGCTTATGATGAATATGTAAAAACTATTATGGGTAAGTCATCAGGTAAAGCGTTGAATACAATGTTGAAGCTTTTAGCAGCCAGATCAGAAATGGTTCGTTTTAACGCAGCTAAAGATATTCTTGATCGTGGAGGATTCGCTCCTGTTGATAAGAAGGAGATTACTTCAATTGAGCCTCCTGTATTTAAGGATGACATCAGTGGTGAGCCAGATGGTTAAACTATCTGAGTATTTGCCAAAAGCTTTTCATAGTACGTGGAGAGCAGCAATTGATCCAGAAATTCTTCATATTGTTGAAAAAGGCGGTCGTGGTTCAGGTAAATCTTCTGATATTGCGCATGTAATCATACAATTAATCATGAGGTATCCAGTCAACGCGGTTGCTATTAGATTCATCGATAACACGATTGAATTATCAGTTTTTGAACAGTTGAAGTGGGCAATCGAAGAACAAGGGGTAACGAGCTATTTCAAGATCAATAAAAGTCCAATGAGAATTACCTATCTGCCCAGAGGGAACTATATTACCTTTCGGGGTGCACAGAATCCAGAACGGATAAAATCTTTGAAAGATAGCAGATTTCCATTCGCAATAGCTTGGATAGAAGAATTAGCAGAGTTTAAAACAGAAGAAGATGTAACGACCATTACAAACTCCCTTTTACGTGGAGAGCTTGCAGATGGTCTTTTTTATAAGTTCTTTTACAGCTACAACCCTCCGAAGAGAAAACAAAGTTGGGTAAATAAAAAATACGAGACTAGTTTTCAGCCCAAAAATACATATGTTCACCATACAACATATAAAGACAATCCCTTTATAGCTAAAGCCTTTATAGAAGAGGCAGAAGCAACAAAAAAACGTAATTCAAGGCGTTATGATTGGGAGTATTTAGGCAAAGCCATCGGTTCAGGTGTTGTTCCGTTCGATAATCTTCAAGTAGAACCGGGCAGTATTACGGATGAGATGGTTGCGAACTTTGACAACATTAGAAATGGTCTCGATTTCGGATATGCTACTGATCCGCTAGCATTCGTTCGTTGGCATTATGACAAAAAGAAAAATGGGATTTACGCTATAGATGAAATCTATGGTTTAAAAATGAGCAATCGAGAGTTCTCAAATCAAGCAAAAGCAAAAGGGTATCAATCGGATGAAATATTTGCCGATTCTGCTGAGCCTAAATCAATTGCTGAACTTCAAAGTGAGCATGAGATTCGGAGAATTAGAGGAGTTAAGAAAGGCCCCGATTCAGTCGAATATGGTGAAGAGTGGCTTGATGATCTAAATTTTATTTGTATTGACCCGTTGCGAACACCCAATATTGCAAGAGAATTTGAAAATATAGATTACCAAGTAGATAAGGATGGAAATCCAAAACCAAGACTTGAAGATAAAGACAACCATACAATTGATGCGACTCGATATGCCTTCAGCGAAGACATGAGAAATGTGAAAGTAATTATTTCTCCGAAAGTACAATTCGGGTTTAACTAGAGGAGTGAGAAAATGGCAATTGTTATAAACAGAGAAATAGCTGGAGATCTAAACAATCCAACTGCTGAATTGCTTAATTATTGTATACAAGAGCATATGAAAATGTTGAGACGTTTAGAAAAACTATCGGACTATTATGATGGCAAGCATGATATCACAAAACGTAAGAAAGAAAATGAAGCTGCACCAAATAATAAGATACTTGTCAATCACGCGAAGTATGTAGTTGATATGAACGTTGGTTTCATGGTTGGTAATCCTATCTCCTATGTTTCGGATGCAACTAAAAATATCCAACCTGTATTGGACGTATATAACGAATTGGATATCGTTTCACATGATACAGAGCTTGAAAAAGACTTATCTACATTCGGCATTGCTTATGAACTGCTTTATCTCGCAAGAGGGAAAGAAGTGAACTCAACTGAAATACGAATTAAATGTATTGATCCAAGAGGAATATTTTTAGTTACAGATGATACCGTGGACAAAAATTCTCTATTTGCTGTACATTACCAACCTGTATTCGACTTACAAGGTGGAATTGACCATTACATCGTAAAATATTATAACGATAACCGTGTTATCACTTATAAAACACAATCGAGAGGGTTCGGAGAGTATTTACTAATTGATGCGAAACAACATTTCTTCAAAAAAGTTCCAGTGATTGAATATCGAAATAACGAGGAAAAACAAGGTGATTTTGAACAGGCCATTTCATTAATTGATGCATATAATCTGCTTGAATCAGATCGTCTGAATGACAAAGAAGCATTTGTGGACGCGATTCTATTTATCCGAGGGTTTACATTACAAGATGGTGACGGTGCGAAGTTAGCGAGCGAAAAAATGCTTCAAACAAGTGCTAAACCATCCGAAGTTGCCGCAGATTATTTAACAAAGGAACTAAATGAAGATGGGGTAAACCTTCTCAGAGAAGCAATCTTGGACGATATTCACAAGGTAACGTATGTCCCTAACATGAACGATGAAAAATTTGCAGGAAATATTAGCGGGGAAGCAATGAAATATAAGTTATTTGGTTTATTACAACTGATGTCCGTTAAGTCACGTTATATGATCAAGGGATTACGTCAACGCCTGCAACTATTCGAAAACATCCTTAAAATTAAAGATTCATCATTAGATACAACAGGTACGAAGATTAAGTTAAAACCTAATTTACCGGTGAACACCAGCGATATCATCAATCAGATTGTAACTGCATACAATGCAGGTATCCTACCGCTAAAAGTATTATTAAGTTGGTTACCAGATATTGATGATGTAGACGAGGTTATTGAGCAACTGAACCTTGAAAAAGAAGAAAAGATTGAACTCCAGAGGAAAGTAATGGGTGTTCAATCTGAGGATAGCCTCTCAGATTTAGATGATCTGCCAGAGGAGGAAGTCGATGATCAAAGCAACGTTCAAAAAGAGTAATGGCTCATTTATTGAGTATGAAGTTACTGGTCATGCCTATTTCGCTGATCCCGGAGAAGATATTGTTTGTGCTGGTGTCTCAACTCTCTTTATTACGATCACCAATCAATTGATCTGTAAGTCATATGTGAAAGTGCATGACAAGAGAGTATCTATTCTAAATACAAATGAGATTGATAATGCTCTAGTCGAAGCGCTGTTTTGCGGCTTGTATGATATTCAGCAGAAATATCCAGATCACGTTTCAGTTGAAGTCATAGAAAAAAAGACAGCAAAATACGCTGTCCATGGATTTTCAGAAATATTTAAAACAAAAGAAGAGGCAGTTAATTTTGCAGATCGCGTTTCAGTTTCTCATAATCGGGTTTTGACGATTGTTCCACCGGAACTACAGCGGAGTAGCTCTGATACGGGGAATTAACATACCCCATTTTTGGTCTTCTAAAGATACTTCTTTTTTTGGTTATTTTTAGAATTATAAAAATACTATCTATTGGATTTTCTGGGGAAACAACAATATCAATTGATGTTAGTGAATGAGCCTTTAAAATTCCTAAATTACCTTCTGGTAGGTTAATACTATGATTTTCATCCTCGAAATCAAAGTATGTTATAGCCTGTCTGTCTTGCAATCCGCTGATAACATTGAAGCTTTTTGCGTGATAGTAAAAAAGTTCCTTTGGATTTTTTCCGTCAGTCACCCTTAAGTCGAAATAGGCTATATCAAAGTTTGATTGATTTATAATCCTAATATTTGTATGAAGAAGTCCAAAATCATTAACAATAGATTGACCATCATCAAGAATGATTGCTTTAATCCACCTACTCTCTTGTTCAGGATCGAAATCGATTGAGATTGATCCACGTTTAAGCGCAATCAGTGAAGTCGTGAGAGCGGCGATAGAAATCCAGTTGCTGATAAAATAATCTAAGATGGTTCTAATTAATTTTGCAAAGGTCCTTAGTAACTCCATTGAGTCACCTCCTTATCAATCTTTTCAACGGACCACTCGTTGATAAGGAAATTATACCAAAACAAGGAGCTGATTAAATGGCTCAAAAGAAACAAAAACAAGATTACTCTTATTGGATTAATCGTGGCATAAAACAAGAAAAAAGGATCAACGATGGCGCTCAACAAGTAGAACAGAAAGTCATTGTCGCTTATCGTAAAGCTCAAAGCTATCTCACTCGACATGCAAAAAAACTATTTAATCGCGCCCAGAACCGTTCTGGTATGGATGAGGATGAAGTTAAACAACTTCTGAATGAACCAGTGAAGACTGAAGATCTAGTCGAGCTCAGAAAATTGGCAGCTGATGTTGAGAACCCTGATTTACAGGAATCAGCTAAGAAACGTTTGAATGCACTAGCGTTCAAAGAACGAATAACTCGAGCAGAAGACTTGAAAGCCAAGTCTTTTTTAGTTTCTAAACAGATCGCTGATGTACAGCTGGATAAGTCGACTGAGTTTTATGTTGATGTCATTCATGATTCATACAATGAAGCTACTGCAGAAGCTGTGATTCAGCAAATTGAACAAGTAAAGAACGATTCGATTATCAATGTTTGGGATGGCCAACAGTATGATTCTAAGATAGAGACGTTCAAGCAAGCTCAAAAACGTGGTGTACCGATCGAGGTTTGGAATGATCCAAAGAACCGATCGAATGATTACGAGTTCAAGGAGCTTTCCACAAAATATACGAAAAATATTCTGGATTCACATTGGCATGGATCAAACTATTCAAAGCGAATTTGGAAAGATACTGAAGCCTTAGCCAAACGTCTTGAAGAACTGTTCACTGTCGAATCAATGACAGGAATATCCGAGTTTGAAATGGCTAAAGCGATAGCTGCCGAATTTGACCGCTCAATTGGTGTTGCTCAACGTTTAATTCGCACAGAGGCTAATTATATGGCGAATCAAGCAAAGCTCAAAGCGTGGCGCGACAGAGGTGTAAAAGAGTATCGACTTTTAGTGGTTTTAGATTTACGAACATCAGATATCTGTCAAAAGAAAAGTCGCGAAAATAAAATCTATAAGATTTCTGAGGCGGTCGTTAACGGAGCGCTAGGAAACTATCCACCATTTCACCCATGGTGTCGCACGATAGCAGTTGCTATTATTGGTAAACGATCGTTGACAGGCAAACGAACTGCTAATGATCCTATCAGCGGTAAAACAATGACAATTGAACAGCGTGATACCTATGATGATTGGATGAACAAGCTTAAGGAGAAATATTCTGATAGAGAAATACAGATCCAAAAGAAAAAGATCCAGAACCGAAAGAAAGACTTACTTGAATTCAAGCAACTCAAAAGTGTTCTTGGAAAAAAAGAAAGCCCTCTATCATTTAATCAGTTTCAATCCATCAAGTATGGAGATAAAAAAGGTTGGAATGAATTAAAAAGTAGTTATCGAAATATGAGGAGGAGTTGACATACAAAAGTGGAGGTTGTCGAATGGACTTTTTAGAATTAAAGCAAAAGAAAGAGCGCGGAGTGACTAACGCTGAGTTCATGGATGGATCGAAGGATTTTTTCGAGAAGGCCGACAGCATTGTAGTAGTCGGAATTAATCCAGATGGAGTCATTAGTACGTTTTATACTCAATCCACATCAACTAATGCTATCGGGATGATGGAAATAGCCAACCAACAATTAATATCGGAACTGCAAGTTTAGCAATTGCTAGGCTTTTTATTTTGCCCTCTACTGCTCAGGGCGTTATAAATTGTAGCTGTTTCGGTGCCGACCGTAAAACGAGATTCGATTGGTCACGTAATGACTGGAGGAAAAATATATGAAAAATAGTCAACTTATTTCTTGGGATCTTCAACTCTTCGCAGAGGATGAACTGGCGGCCGACGAAACAACCTCGGAGGACGAAATTAATGAAGAAACGAAGGAAAAAACTTTTACGCGTTCAGATATTGCAAAAATGATCGCAGCTGAAAAAGCTAAGTGGGTAAAAGAATCAAAGACTGAAATCGAACAACGTATCGAAGAAGAAAAGAACGAAGCTGCTCGACTTGCGAAGCTTTCTGAAGAAGAACGGCAACAAGCGCTTATCCAAAAAGAAAAGGAAGAGTTTGAAAAGGAAAAAGCGGCTTTCCGTCAAGAACAATTGTTAGTAGAAAAAGGCAAACAGCTTCAAGAAATTGGTATTCCAAGTATTCTGGCATCTCGTATTCATGGGAACACTGCAGAAGAAGCCATTGAAGATGTGAAGTCATTTAAAGCCGAATGGGATAAAGCATTGAAAGTAGCCGTTGACAAAGCGTTGTTGGACTCTGTAGACAATCCGCTGGGGTCTGGTGCGAACAATTCAGAAGTGAATCCTTTTGCTAAAGACACCTTAAACTTAACAGAGCAAGGGCGCCTATTTAAAGAAGACCCCGAACGTGCGAAAGCGTTACAAGCATTAGCAAACAAAAAATAGAAATGAGGAACTAAAATGGAAAAATCATCACTAAAAATAAATCTTCAATTATTCGCCGCAAAGACAAAAATTGAAGATGTTATCGTACCTGAAGTATTTAACAAATATGTTATAGAGCGTACAGCAGAACTATCTGCTTTATATCAATCTGGAATCGTTACTAAAAATCCTGAGTTAGACGCACTTGCTGCATCTGGAGGTAAGTTAATCAATATGCCATTCTGGCAAGATTTGTCTGGCGATGACGAAGTGCTATCTGATACTGACCCACTAGATACAGATAAGATCGTTGCCAGCCAAGACGTTGCTGTTCTTTTAATGCGTGGTAAAGCTTGGAAAGCAAATGATTTAGCAAAAGCACTTTCTGGGGATGATCCAATGCGCGCTATTGGAGATTTGGTCGCTGCTTACTGGGCACGTCGTCAGCAAGTCACTTTATTATCTGTGTTGAAGGGAATTTATGCCGCTTCAGGAACTAAAATGACTGGAAATGCATTGGATATTTCCACGTTAACAGGGAATGCAGCTGCATTTACTGGGGAAACATTTTTAGATGCTTCTTACAAATTAGGCGACGCCGAAGAAAAGCTAACAGCTATTGGGGTTCATTCTTCAGTTTATGCGAATCTTCGGAAACAGAACTTAATTGAATTTTCGTTGGATTCTGAGAATAAACCTATTCCAACTTACATGGGTAAACGAGTAATCGTAGATGATGGCATGCCTGTGGACGGAGATGTATTCACATCCTATATCTTTGGACAAGGTGCCATTGGCTTAGGAAATGGCGCTGCACCAGTTCCAACTGAAACTGATCGTGACGCATTAGCAGGAGATGATATTCTAATCAACCGTCAACATTTCATTCTTCACCCTCGCGGAGTGAAATTCAAAAATACTTCTGTTGCTGGTTCTTCGCCAACAAATGCTGAATTAGGAACAGGTGCAAACTGGGAACGCGTTTACGAACCTAAAAATGTTCGTATTGTTCAATTTAAACATAAACTTTATGTTCCTAATGTTACTGTACCTGGCGGAGGCGGGAAAGGCGAATAAGAGGTGAATAAAATGAATGAGGAGTTGCTGAAACAACACACAGATGTATTGATGGATAGACTTGACGGTGTTCAAGAACAAGAGAGAACTAAAATCAAAGCATTGCTAGAAGATGCGATTATCCTCATTCTTGATTACACTGATCGGACTACTGAACAGATGAATGACCAGCTTTATTACTATGCCCGCCAACTAGTTGTGATTGCTTGGAATCAAGAAGGAAATGAAGGTGATGCTGCTCGTTCTGAGGGTGGTGTCTCTCACACATTCATTACTGATATTCCTGATAAATTGAAATCGGGGCTGAACAATCATCGGTTGGGAAAGGTCGTGAGTTTCTATGCGTCTAAGGAAACGTGATCTTTCAACTGTTTATTTAAAAGAGAGATTAACTGGTCAAGACGATGAAGGGAACTTTCAAGAAGGATTCTCGACTGAATCAACCGAACTTCAAATGAGTGTGCAGTCAGCTGGCGGACAAGTCATGGCTTCTGTATATGGACAGAGCCTTCCTTATATCAAGTCATGTAAATATCAGGGAGATCAAATCAAAGAAGGGAAAAATGAAAAAGATGGTATTTGTCTTTATGTGAGTGAAGATAAAGAACCAGACTATGAAATTGTAGCCATTCAAACATTTTCTACGCATTGTAATGTGACCTTGAAGAAACTAGGTGATAAAGATGGGCGTTGAGTTCAGAGGTGCTGACCGACTGATGTCAAAAATACGAGCGATTCCTAAAGTGATGGAAGACGCTGTTTTTGAAGCGACATTCGATATTGTAGATGAAACTGTGGCAAGAGCAACAAGTCACCTGCAATCGTCAATTAAGTATGGATCAGGTGAATTAAGTGGTTCTCCAAAGCAGGAAGTCGTAATCGATGGTAAAGGTAAAATAATAGGGCGTGTGTGGTCAGACAAGATGGAAGCATTGTTTCGAGAGTTTGGTACAGGTCCAGTCGGAGCAGAGTCACCAAAAGATCTGCCGCCTGGAGTTAATCCTGTTTATTCTACTGAACGGTGGTTTATTCCTGTACACAAAACACCTGTTGACCTTGAGATGGTATACGGTATTCCAAGAGTGACTATCAAGGGACAAGATTTCTTTATGACTCGTGGGCAGCCGGCAAGACCTTGGCTATATCCGTCAATGAAAGAAGTGGTTGAAATGGCCGAAGACATTTATAAAGATCGTGTGAAGGAAGGACTGAGGAAACTATGACAGAGCGTTATAACATAAAGTCTGATATTGTTACTCAGTTGAAAAAAGTCGCTGAGCTGAAGCTCGTATCTGCGGAGTATCCTAACACATGGTCGAATATGCCCGCTGCAATTTATTCGACAAAGGCAAAGCCGCACAAGAAAGATATATCCGACAAAGAAGCACTAACTGAATGGACAGTAAAAATCGATTTATACGGAAACAAATCTCTATCTACAATACAGAGTGAAATAATTAAAGTATTGAAAGAGATTGGATTTAAGAATACAGCCAGTGATGATGGCAATCAAGATGCATTGAAGCGTTCGATTCTAACATTCCGAGGAGTGGTAGATAATCGAACGCTTTTTGTATACCAATAACAAGGAGGAAATACCATGAAGAAAACAAAAATTTTACCGATGAACTTACAATTATTTGCCGGTTTACTAACTAAGGGCACGGCGTTATCAATGAAATCAGGCTCCGAGTCTGGCTTTACTGAAATTGAAGGATTACAAGCTGTTCCTGAAATCGGTGGAGATCCAGAACAAGTTGATGTTACGACGCTAAAAGACGCAAATAAAAAATATATTTCGGGTATTCAAGATATGGATTCATTAGAGTTCACTTTCTTATATGACAAAGCTGTATTTACAAAGTTAAAGGCAGTGCAAACGTCAGGAAAAGAAGCAAAATTTGAATTGTCTTATCCTGACGGTGCGAAATGCACATTTACTGGCGGCGTGACTGTGAAAATGGGTTCTGGTGAAGTAAACGGAGCCTATCAATTTACGCTGTCTGTAACTGTTTCAGATGGACCGGATTGGGCATAAACGTTTAACGAAAACTATATGGGCTAGAGATAACCCTCTGGCCCTATTTAAATCTTAGGAGGAAAAACAATATGAAACCAATGAAAGTAGAATTTGGAACTAAAACTCTATCCCTTGTATTAGATGGAAGTGCAACGGTAGACATTGAGAAGAAATTAGGTAAATCGTTATTTGGAATTATGATGACTGGCAACGGTGGAATGAAAATGCCGCGATTAGGTGAAATGCTAACTATCTTGCATTCTGCGAACCAAACAGCAAACATCAAGTCTGCCGATATGACGAAACTTTATGATGAATATATTTCTAAAGGCGGATCGATGATGAAGCTTTTCGAAGTCATTCAAGAATTGATGGAGAAGGCAGGTTTTTTCGAGTCGGAAACGACGGACGAAGAAGACCTAGTTGGGGAAGAGAAAAACGAGGAAGAGAGTCTAGTGTAGGCTTCTCTTCCTTTTCTGATTTGCTGCAGGAGATGTATCCAAAAGCAGTAGAAGCAGGAATACCCGCAGAAAAATACTGGTCAATGACCTATGAAGAAATAGTCATACAAGCTGAAGCAAATGTTGCGATTAGAAAACAACAGCTAGAAGAAAAAGCCATGATGGATTACAAAGCTGCACAATTAAATGCTTATGGTTTTAATGATCCGAAGAAAATGCCTAAACCAGATCAACACTATCCATTCTTGAAAACGGAAGATAAGCAGGAACAATCAAATCGGCCGCAAGATTGGGAAATTATGAAGGCTCGGATGATTGAACGAACGGAATTGATTAAAGCTACACGAGAGCGGAAAAATAAACAGGAAAAGGAGGGATAGATCATGGAGCTGGATAGACTTGAAGTCGTTTTTGATGGTGACTTGAACCCCATTGAGGAAAAGGTCGCACGATTTGAACAAAAGATGGATTCTATGATGAGCCGAGTCAAGAGTTCATCTGGTCAAGGGATGGACGCTGTGGAAAAAAACTTATCTGATTCAAAAGGGTTCGATAAATTTACCAAACAATTCGAGAAAATGAATTCAAATTTTGATTCTATGCTGAAGAGAATGAATCAATCGGCGGCAAAAAATGGCGAAGAAGTTGGGAAGTCACTTTCTGCTGGAGTATCCAAAGGCGCTGTTAAAATGACAAAAGATGTTCAAACCGCAGTTGATAAAGTGAACACGCAAATGCAGCAAGCCAAAGCAGCACAACAACGAATTGCCAACTTGCAGGCTAATAAAAATGGTGCGCGGTTGTCTGGGGATACTAAAAGTGAATCGAGAATAGGCGAACAAATTTCAAAAGCTCAAATTCAGATGAACAAGTCGCAACAACAAGCACAAGCGATTGTGCGCGGATTAAAATCCGAATATGAGGCTATCCCTAATTCTCTGTCTAACATTTCAGCTAAGATGGAAGGCAATGAGCGGCAGATTGAAGCTATGAGAGCTAAAGTTAAGGCTCTGAAAAATGAAATGAAGATGCAGCAAACAGAAACAGGAAGTTTCGCATCTGGAAAGTGGAAATCTACAGGGATACAAGATACACCACAATCAACCAAAACCGCTGAAGCTATTTCTAAACAATCAGCAAAAATGGAAAAATTGATTGCAGACAATGATGCTTTGCAACGTTCATATGCTCAGTTGGAAGATCGTTCTGGTGTTCTAAAGACAGCGTTGTCTAGTGTAAATACGAACTTGGCGAGCAACCTGTAAAAGCTCGTATGGCAGCAAATGGAATGAGGAATCTGTCGGGTTCCACGAAACAATCAGAAGGACTCTTTTCACGTTTCAAAAATATGATGAGTAATTCTATTGGTAGATTTGGAAGTTTATTTGACAGACAATCGAAACAAGTCACTAGCGGAACATCTAGAATGGCTCAAGGCATGGGTGGTTTTGGACGCTCCATGAAGATGCTATGGTCGCAGTTATTCTTGTTCACGTTCTTATACCAAGGAATCATGACTCTAGCTGGCGGGCTTTTTAAAGCGTTACAGACTAACGCACAGTTTTCAGCTAGTTTAAATCAAATTAAGGTCAATTTACTAACTGCATTTTATCCAATTTACCAAGCAGCTTTGCCAGCGATAAATGCTTTGATGTCGGCCTTAGCTAAAGTTACTGGCTATATTGCTGGATTTATATCCACACTTTTCGGAATGAACATCGGTGATGCATTCAACGGTGCTCAGGGACTAATGAACAATGTCCAAGCTTTAGATGATACTGGAAGTGCTGCATCTGATGCATCAGATGGATACGATGAGATGGCTCAATCCATTAAGGATTCAAATAAACAACTTAAAGATCAGCATGATAGAACGGAAGCAGCTCGAAAAAAAGCAAAAGAATATAAACGTCTTTTAGCTGGATTTGATGAATTAAACATTTTAGATTTCAGTGATGACTCTGATGACGAATCTAATGAGTTCATTCCTCAGGAAATTCCAACAAGACCCAAGACTCCGAATGGATCTGGCTCTGACCCATGGGCTGACTTTGGATCAGCAGCAGTTCCAGAAACTCCGAAATGGTTAACGGATTTTGCCAAGAAGTTTAAAGACATCATGTCAAAACTCTTTGATCCAATAAAGAAAGCTTGGGACGCTCAGGGAAAACGTGTTATGGATGCGTTCAAATATTCATTATCCGAAATTGGAAAATTGATTAAGGCAATTGGTAAATCCTTTTTAGAGGTATGGACTAACGGAACCGGACAAAAGTTTGTAGAAAATCTTTTAGTGTTATTAGGTGATGTTCTTTATATAATTGGTGATATTGCAAGGGCGTTTAGAATTGCTTGGGAAGAAAACGGTCGAGGCACTAAATTGATTCAGCAAATTTTTGATGCCTTAAATCAGTGGCTAGAAGTCTTGCATGATATCGCGGAGTCGTTCCGAGAAGTTTGGAATAATGGCACTGGAGTAGAACTCGCAAGGCAATTAATAGAATTCTATACTAAGCTATTTCATTTAATTGAAACCATAGGTAAAGCATTTCAAAATGCTTGGAATGATAACGATCGAGGGACCGCGATCATTCAAGCCATCTTTAACGCGTTAACAGAAGTTCTTAAGCTAATCAACTCAATCATGACAGCATTTGACAAGGCTTTTGCTTCGGGAATTGGCGAAAGTATTCTAGCTAATATCATGGAGATCATTACGAATATTTTCAATACTGTTGGAAATCTGGCAAAAAGCTTTCGAGAGGCATGGGATGAAAATAACCGAGGTCAAACAATCTTTGAAGGGATTATGAAGATAATTGACACAGTCCTTGGGACGATCAAACGAATGACAGGAGCGACTGCAGAATGGGCTAAGATTCTTGACTTCCGTCCACTTCTTAATTCAATTAACGGATTACTTAAATCAATACAACCATTGACAAAAAACATTGGAGATGGCTTGGAATGGTTTTATAAGAATGTTTTACTTCCTTTAGCCAAATACACAATTCAAGATTTAATTCCAGCATTCCTTAAAGCATTAAGTGGTGCTCTAGATGCGCTTAACGGAATAATCAATGGATGTAAACCCGCTTTTGATTTCTTTTGGAATTCCATGCTCAAACCAATTGCTGAATGGACTGGAGGAGTAATCGTTGATGTATTGAAAAAACTAGGTGACGCTCTTTCGGGTATTGGGAATTGGATAACTGAACATCAAGAAGGGTTTTCAGCTTTTGTAACGGTTTTCGGAACATTTGTTGCCGCTCTGAAGGTAATTAGTGCTCTTTCAACTGTAATAGAAATAGTTGGAGGACTTTTCGCTGGATTGAGTGCTATTGGTGGTTTATCGGGAGTTCTTTCAGCAGTAGGAACTGCGATTGGCGGATTAATTGCCTTTTTAGGTGGACCATTAACCGTTGCAGCTGCTGCAGCCATAGCAGTAGGCGTAGCTCTTTGGCAAAATTGGGATACCATCAAAGAGAAAGCTAGCCAGTTGAAAGACTGGATCGGTGAAAAATGGGAAGGTATAAAGACGGCAACATCTAATGCTTGGAATAATGTCAAAAATTGGACTTCGGAAAAATGGAATGCAGCGAAAGATGCTGTGACTAGTAAAGCAGGTGAAATTTATACCGCCGCTAAAGATAAATTTACGAATACTGCAAATACAGTTCGCGATAAAGCAGGTCAAGCAAAAGATTGGGTTTCTAGCAAATGGTCTGATTTAAAGAATTCCACTTCAACTAAATTTGAAGAAATACGTTCAACTGCTGGTTCGAAAATGAACAGCGCAGCTGAAGCGGTTAGGTCTGGTGCAGAGACAGCTAAAAGTAAAGCTGTTTCTGCATTTTCAAGTTTGAAGGATGGAGTCGGAGGACATTTAAATTCAATAAAAACTACAGCTTCAGAAGTCTTTAAGAAAGTAGGGGGATGGGCGTCCGATTTACCTGGTGATATTGCAAAAGGCCTGTCTAGCGGTCTTAATACGATTAAACAAGCCATGAACAATATTGCCAATGGATTAGCCTCTGGAATAGGAAAAGGTGTTAATGGCATTATCTCTGGAGTTAACTGGGTTATGAGTAGTTTAGGTGCAGGTTGGCGATTATCTTCTTGGCACGTACCATATTTCAGTTATGCAACTGGGACGAGTTTTCATCCAGGCGGATTAGCTATGGTAAATGACGGAGATGGCAGCAATTGGCGTGAGATGTATAAGTTGCCAAGTGGTCAGATTGGCATGTTCCCTAAACAAAAGGATTACATGGTTAACCTTCCCAAAGGTACCCAAGTCCTAAATGGTAGGGACACCAATAACTTTATGAATAATATTCCTCACTATAAAGGTGGATTAATCGACAGTGTTAAGAATTTCTTTGGTTCGATAAGTCCGAGTGCTTTATTAGATCGAGCATTCGAAAAATTCGTTGATGTAGCAGGTATACCTGAACCAGGAGCTTCGATGGCTCTAGGCGCGGCTAAGAGAATTAAATCAAGTGCTTTTCGTGTCGTGAGTGATCGTATTTCTGAACTATTCAGACTCGATCGAGAAAACGAAAGTAAGAAAAAGGGATTTGCTAACGGAGGTAGAGTAGATCAGTTTGGCTGGTACAAAATGTCTGAAGGCAATAACACTGAATGGGTTGTTCCAGTAACTAAGCCAGAACTAGCCTTTCAAAGAATCAACGAAGCGCTTGATTTCATGGGGTATGATGGTATCCCTGATTTAACAATGCCAGAAGTATTTAGAGATTCATCTGATAGTTATACTGGTTCAAGTTCATCTGGTAAAAAGAATAAAGGTTTTTCTATTACTGGTAATGGGATGGAAAACTTATCAGATAATCTACTTTCAAGTCTTGGTAATACAATCGCGAATGCCATTATTAACGCGCTCTCTAATTTGGATCTGAAGGGGAACGACGGGCCCTTGGAAGTTGTTCTAGAGGTAGATTCAACTAGATTAGGACAAGTAACTGTACGAGGCATTAATCAGTATCATGAACAGATAGGAAATGTAGAACTAAACTTATAAGGAGATGAGCTAATGGATTTCTTGATATCAGGGTCAAATGTAGTAACACCAAAAGAATTATCTGTCAGCATACAAACCTTAGACAGTGGTTCTAGCGGAAGAAATGCTAATGGAGATATGGTTCGCGATATTCTCGGAAGAAAAACTAAATTAGATGTAAAATGGGGACCTTTGGAAATTTCAGAGGTCTCTTTAATTTTGCGTTTAATTGATTCTGCCTTTTTTACAGTAAGGTATTTTGACCCACAGGAGGCAGGATTGATTACAAAAACATTTTACTGTGGTGATAGAGTAGTACCTGTTTACTCTTGGAATGAAAAATTCTCGAAGATGATGTGGCAAGGCTTGTCCGTATCGTTAATTGAAAAGTAGGTGAATACTGAATGCTGATAGTTTCAAATGAATTCTTTGAAGCCTGTAAAGATAAAGAAAGGGAAGCTTTTGCACGCATCATTGCTAATGATAAAGTCATATATCTTAAAGATAAAATAAAGAAAATTGATTATTCAATGGGGGCCTTGGGAGGAGAAAGTTTCCAGATTGGGTCAACGCAATCAGCCACAGTTAAAATTGTTTTTTCTGAAATTATTGAAGGGTTAAAAGAACTAGACGAGATCAAGGTAGAAGTAGGATTTAAAATAAGAGGAAACGGCTTGCCATCAAATATCAATCATGTTTCAAAAGTTGATCGAGCAAAAGTTGGAAGAGCAAGATTGGTGAGCTATGTTCCCGATAGATATGAATTTGTTCCTCTAGGAACGTTTTACATTAGTGGTCGAGTTGATCCCGACAGGAATGAAAAGACTACAACTGTTGAAGCTAGAGACGGATTTATTTTTTTGGAAGACAAATATGAGTCCGAGTTGAAATATCCAACAAAATTAGCAGACATTGCTTTAGAAATAGCAAACAAAAGTGGAAGTATTATCGATCCTGTTTCGTTTAACCATTTGAGTAATTACACGATAAATAAGTTTGAGGGATACACATATCGGCAAGCAATAGGTTTAGTCGGACAATTTGAAGGTGGGTTTGTTTGTTTTGATAGAGAAGGTAGACTGTCAATTCGAAAACTAGCAGACCCGAACTTTAAGATTGAACCAAATGAATACTTTTTAAAAGGCCTTGTAAAAAGTGAATTACTTTATCAACCTAGAGGGATTACATGTAAAGTTGTTAACCAAACTAATGAATCTAGTAATGAAACAGTTATTCTTCAATCAGGGTCAACAAATGGTGCGCAGATTTCTCTGGAAAATAATGCGATGACTCAGATTTTATTAGATGATGTTTTCCAGAAAATAAGATACATCAATTTTTACCCAATCAGTTTGAAGTGGCGAGGGAATCCAGCTTTAGAGGTTGGAGACTGGGTAACTATGACAGATAGAGAGGGAAATAAATTTAAATCTCCTGTTCTAAATTATACGATGTCTTTCGACGGTGGTTTCAGTTCAACTATTAGTGCTGACACTAAAGCTTATTCAGCTAACGTCTCATCATTCAAAGGACCGTTGCAACAAAAGCTTGATGACATCGATTATAGAATCGATGCAGCTGGCAAGAACAATGTTTATGAAGGAACAGAGGAACCGACAAATCCAAAAGAAGGCGACATCTGGTTTAAAAAGAATGGACCAGATGATGAGATATGGGTTTATAAGCAAACGGCACCTGGAGTATTCGAGTGGGTAATGACGACATCCACCGCTTTAGAGGAAAGTATCAAAGAGCAAATTGAAAACTCGACTCCTAAAGATGAAATAGTTAAAACCATTAATCTGAGTGATGAGATGGATGGTAAAGAGTGGCTGAAAATTAAAGGCGCAAAATTATGGCTAACTAACGAGACGAAGATTGACAAAGCTATAATCACATCGGCAATGATTGGATCAGTTGATGCTGGAACAATTAGTGTTGGTACTCTAGATGCTTCTAAAATAAGAGTCGTCAATCTTGACGCTTCATCTATATCCACTGGAACGTTGAATGCTATAACGATTAAAGGGGCGACTATAACAGGATCTAAAATCACGTCAACTGGTACGGATTATAATATGACCTTAGATAACGGAGCAATTCGGTGGAACAGAAAGTCTGATGGAAAAAAGTATTCGAAATATATAGTGCGATCAGAAATCAAAATGAAGGTGTCATGTATTTTGCAGTTGAAGACGGCGGAACCTTCAATTTGAAAAGCAATAAACTGAATAGGAATTTTATCACTGCATATGGTTCAACCAGCAATATGCAATTAAACCTTGATTTAGATAGATTAAGTCTTTATTCATCAACTGGGAATACTTTAAGTTTTAGTGTTGAACGAACTGGTTTTTCTTATAGTACGAACGACAATGGGACATATAGAAATTTGTATTTACGTAACAATTCGTTCAGAGCAGATATTGGAGGTAACAAATATCTGAACTTAACGAATACTGGTTTTTCAATAAATACTGAAGGCATAATGAGCTTTATGACAAACAACTCAATCCAATTGAGAGGAACATCGGCAAGAATCATGAGCGATGCTTCAGTTGATAAATCATTTTATGTGTATGGGACAAAAAGCTCCATTGTAAGGACTGAAAATTTTGGTGAGCGTTTGCTATATGCTTATGAAACACCAGAATATTTATTTGCGACATATGGTAAGGCAATTACTGATGAAAATGGGTTTATAGAGATTGAAATTGAACCAATATTTTTAGAAACAATCAATACTGATTCAAAAAACTATCATGTTTTTGTTACACCATATGAGAATGCAAATGTTCATGCGTGCCATTTAGAGCGTGATCGTTTCATGGTTAAGTCTGACAAACCTAACATAGAATTTAGTTGGCAAATAGTAGCTTATAGAAAAGGATACGAAGAATTTTATTTGGAAACTCTATCCAGCAATAACGATAAAGCGCCAAATTTGCTTCAATATCCAATAAGTATTTCTGACATGACAGAGAAAAACTCTAATCAAATATTAAATTACGAGAAGGTGAATTAAATGAATAAGGATGGTTTTGAAGTAAATGCGGAAAGCGTTATTGATCAATTATTAAAAAGACTGTCTCAAGTAGAGTTGGAAAATGCTTCACTAAAAGTAGCTCTTGATCAGGTTTCGGTTAATAAACAAAACGTTACAAAAGAAGGTGAGTAAATGGCTTATGAAAAGCAAAATTGGATTTCGTATGATGACAATAAAACAGAAGAGCAAAATATTCAGGACGGTGCGGTTGTTACTGCCGAAAGAATGAATCATTTGGAGACAGGGTTAGACGAACACGATAAAAATACTACTAATCCGCACAAGGTAAATAAAGATCAGGTTGGCTTAGGTAATGTAACAAATGTGGAGCAAGCTAGTAAAACGGAGTTTAATTCTCACACATCGAATAAAACTAATCCACATGGCGTTACTAAAACACAAGTGGGGCTAGGAAACGTATCAAATGTGGAGCAAGCCAGTAAAACGGAGTTCAATAGTCATGTTGCTGATAAAACGAATCCGCATTCCGTAACGAAGGCTCAAGTTAACCTCGGTAACGTCGACAACTACGCTACTGCCAATCAGACTGATGCGGAACAGGGGCTTGCAGGAAATAAATTTATTACGCCAATGGGTGTAAAGCAGCATGTAGATAAGCGTATAGCGACGCAGGAAGAAGTAAACGCAGGGGAAGCAAGGGATAAAATTGTTAGTCCTAAGACGCTTGATAAAAAGTTAGATGATTTAAATGTATCAGGTGGTTTTGGTGCATTTAACATGAGTGTTTTCAATGGGGAGCAAGGACAAATAACTGGTAGTGGAATTCATGGGAAAGAGGTCAAATCAGGAACTCAAGTGCTACACATGCGGCCAGATGACCCAGTGGCAGAGAGAGCGTCCAATGGTCGGATTAAAATCCAAAAAGCTGGTACGTATTTATTTATCATTCACACGTGGTATCAAATAGGCACACAAACAAATGGTTACCTGTATTTCAATTTGTTAAAGAATGGCTCTCGTGCCGGCAACAATGATCGAGTGACTGGTCAAGGGGTAGATGCACTCAAGAATAGATGGGACGGCACAGGGCAGTGTGTAAACACAGCGAATGCAGGAGATGAGTTTTCTGTAGGTATTGAAACCAATATTACCGGCAGTTTCACGAATGTTGGCACAAAAACTATTACAGTTATCAAATTAGCATAGATAAATAAGCAACGATTTAGCACACTTTCGAGTGTGCTTTTTCAATTATTGAAAAGAAGGCGGAAGGCATGTGTTAGAAAAATTTCTGGAAATTAACAGTTTCTTGATGGCAATTGGATTAGGGGGATTCTTAAAGATTTTCCACAATATTTATAAAGCGGTCAAGGGAAATAAGGATCAAACGGAAAATAGATTCAAACGTTTGGAATATGCGAATGTAGCCATTCTGCATGACAAAATTTATAAGCAATGCTCCGAATTTTTGGAGCAGGGTTGGATTTCTATAGATGATCTCGAAAACTTAGAGTATTTATGGCGTGGTTATCGGGAACTTGGCGGTAACGGAACTGGCGAAACACTGTATAAAAAAGTGTTGGATTTGCCGAATAAACTAAAGGAGGAAAACTAATTATGGATTTATCATTTATCACAGAAAATTTCGTACCAGTGATTGTGGTGGCGTGTTTAATTGTGGGGCATGTAATTAAGGTGACGCCACTATTCAATAAAGTAGCGAATGCTTATATCCCTTTGATTGTAGCAGCGTTAGGAGCGATTCTGGGCGGTGTCATGACCGGCGTAGGCGTTGAGTCAATCGTTTATGGAGCGGTGAGTGGTCTAGCTTCTACAGGCTTGCATCAAATGTTTTCGAAATTATTGAATTTAGGAGGAAATGAATAGCATGGATATGAAAAAAGCGAAAGAAGCATATGAAAAGTCGAATGATAAAAATGTTGGTTTGCAACCTCAACCAAAAGAAATTGAAAATATCAAAGAAGAAAAAGAGGAGAAAAAATAATGGCTATTAATATCGAAACTGGTTTAGCTGTCGTTCAAAAATTTGTAAATAATTGCTACTACAGCATGTATGGTTCTCGTTATTACACAGATGGTACATGTGACTGTTCAGGCTCTGTTTATCGTATTTTACGTGAATCTGGTGGTTTTAACTATGGATATATTCCTAACACTGAAACGCTACATGACTATCTTCTAAAGCTAGGGTATGAAAAGATCGCAGAAAATACAGACTTTCCAATGCAACGCGGCGATGTAATTATTTGGGGGAAAAAGGGTTACTCTGCAGGGGCAGGCGGTCATACAGGCGTAGCACTAGATAATCAAAACTGGATTGAATGCACTGGTTGGAAAATGACTACGATCATTGCTAATCACGATCAACGATGGGTGATGGCCGGATGTCCTTATTTTTATGCGTACCGTTTAAAAACTGGAGCATCTAGCTCAACATCGTCGAATACAGCGACAACAACACCTGCAACTGGAAATAAAAACGGTATCGCGATTGACAACGTGTCGAAAGATCAAGCGGTTAAAATGGTGCAACGCATTCAAACACGATATGCATGGACTTTATTGCGCGATCAAGTAAAACGAGTGTTGCAGCCGAATAAAGTATATACACTAATTATTGCATGTGATAGCAAATGGAAATATGAACATGCCATCAACCGCTTGAAACAAGAGCTAAAGACATATTTACCTGGTTACATTCAAGATAATATCGCTGTTCCTGATGGTGACAAGCCAATCATTCATATTGAAGCTCGCAATTTGACGGATGCGCAAAGCAAAAAGATGGAAGATCATATGCGCAACTTCCTGAAAGATGTATTGTTGGATAAACAAACGTATGCAGAAGCTAATAGTTATGGTACTTGGGATGTGCGCGTAAGAGGTGAAGGCTTTAACGATCATGACGCGCCAATTGTGTTGAAGGAGATTCAAGAAATGGGTAAAGCAAATGACGTGAAGATTGACCCGAGCCATATTAAAGGATTCAAGTATTAAAAAATATTGACCCCGATGGAGTGTGTATGATAGTTTTATAGTATCGAAGGTAGCACCTCGATATACCGTAATGACTGACCGATACTAGCTTCTCGGTCAGTCTTTTCATTTTTGAAGCTAAATAGTTGCTCTAAAACTAGTATACGAATACTATCTAAATAGGGATTCCTGATACAGTATCATTGATAGTAATTTAAGAGACTGTGGGGAAGTTCAGGAATCCCTAGTTTATATTCTAACGCTTTGTATGCGTTTGCACAAATAATTCCTTGTACCTTTAGCTCAGTTGGTCAGAGCAGACGGCTCATAACCGTCCGGTCGTAGGTTCGAGTCCTATGGGGTACATAATATTGTCAATTTATAAAAAACGAAAACGTTTTTTTGTATGCGATGTGCTTTTCTTTTGATATACGAAATTATTAGGAGTAATATGGGGTTAAATGAACTATTATTTAGGGGGAATAACTTATGTGTACGTCCATCACTTATGTTACAAATGATCATTATTTTGGAAGGAATTTTGATTATGAAATATCTTACAATGAAGTAGTCACTGTTACTCCAAGAAATTATAAATTAGTTTTTCGAAAGGTAAATAATTTGGATAAGCATTATGCAATGATTGGTATTGCCGCAGGTATAAGTGACTATCCTCTTTATTATGATGGTACCAATGAAAAGGGTTTGAGTATGGCTGGATTAAATTTTTCTGGGTATGCTGATTATAAAGAAATACAAGAAGGAAAAGATAATATATCTCCTTTTGAATTTATTCCTTGGATTTTAGGACAATGTGCAACAGTAGAT